CATGCTCCTGGGCCAAACGAACTGAACGACCAAGCCACTTAGCCGAAGCTGTAGCCTTACCGTAAAGATCATCCTCCATCATTTCCTTAGAAACGGCGAAGCCCATACCGAACTGTGAATCGGTGTAGGTGATCTTAGCGGACAGCTCGGGATCAATAATAGTGTATGCCTCACCTTCACCAAGAATAACTTGGCGAGGAAGACCCGAAAGAGTTGCTGCTTCTACCTCAGCCTTCTCCATGTTTCCGACGCGTACGATTCCAGTGTACTCTTCCTCAAACGACTGGTAAGAGTCTCTGAAATCCGACCGAAGACCTGGACGAAGAAGGAGGTTAAATGCTCCACGTACAATCATTTTCTATGCCTCCTTAATCTGAGATAGCAGTAGCGAGAAACTTAAAGAGTACCGCATTAATTTCCGGCATTTCTTTAGTTACGGTCAAATGTACATTTGTTATATCAGCAGCATCAACATACCAATCACTACCAGACTTAACCATTCCGTACTCATTCCCTTCATACGTACCGGGAGTAGTAGAAATAGTCTGAACAGTGCCACTGCTGATAACTTGGCCAACAAACTCAGTCTGTTGGTTTGCTGCATAATACAGAGCATCACTACGGAACTCAGGAGTACCGGACGTAACTGGTGCTCCTGCGACCCCAATAATACCTGTAACTGTTGCTCCACCTGCATGTTCTTCAATTTCATCTGTGTTAGTATTATCTCTTTGCAGAGGCGCACCAACAACAAACGTAGCTGAAGACTCAGGCAAAGCATTTCTTACCTCAAACGCACTTAGCGTAGTGCGAGAGGGCTTAAACTTAATTGACATTCCAAAGCTTCTCCTGTGTGATTAAACATTACATTGGACTAACAGGGGATTGAAACCCTGCTGTCTCTCTTTGTGCAGTCTTTTTAAGCTCGCGTCCTTGTCGAGTACGTGCATGACGTTCATCTTTCGCCATCTGCATAGCGATGTATTCATCCTCTGGCATAATCATGAGGATCTGATCAGCTAGCCGGACTAAAGAATCTCCCTTTCCTGTCACAGAAGCAATTGATGCACCTTCGTGACTAAAAGGTTTCCAACCTAAACCAGTGGCCCTTGCAATATCAGCATCGTTATCTCCTTTAAACTCACCAACATAATCAGTTGGGACAAAAGATAACAATCGATCAATTCCATCTAACGTGCGGCCTCTGGAAAGAACCTGAACTACTTTTTTCTTTGCACCTATGATCCTACGATACTTCTCTACAACTTCATCATTCGTGAGTTTATTTACATCAACTTGATACCGAGCTAGGACTTGAATTGCCTGTTTCAGCTCAGGTTCCTCATAAAAAATCTCACGAAGTTCTTGGCTTTCTACCAACGATTCATTAGGTGCCTCTTCTGTAGTGGGTTCTGTTGCTGATTCCGTAGTTTCAAAAGGATTCATTACTGCTGCTTCTGGTGCCTCAGTTGCATCATCCTCAGCACCCCATTCGTCTAATGTGTCCGACATTATTCAGCTCCAATCTTTGAAGTATACACATCTTCTTCGTCTAGAGACTGCCAACCTAAAAACTGCTCAATAGACATCCCACGCAATCTACGCATAGTATGTTCATTCTCAGTCAACTCTCTCATCGGCTTGCCTGTATTCGGCGGAGCGATTGGTTGGCTAGAAGTACTATGCTGAGGAGGCGGAGGAGTCGTGTTCTGCATCGATGACGCCGTTGGCGATTGATTAGGTAATTGATTAGACAAAGCAAGATCTCCTAAAACAACTTTATAAAGAAAGATAATAGTCTCAAACTTCGGTGCAGATACTCCACCCTCATCCAGTTTTGCCTGAATCAAAACTCGTCTGTTTGTAATATCTGGATACTGAGCCGCAGCTTCTGCCCAAGCGGCTGTGGTTTGATCCACCACTAAGCTATCAGCAAAAGGAGCAATACTCTCAGCCAGATGTTTACTCACAACAGTTTCGACAATCTTAGTCACAGCTTCTGCTGGGTTTTCAAAAAACTGCGTAGAAGTAATATCTGGTGTAGGATTAACGCCACCTTCATCTGGAGCAGATGGTGCTGCCTGAATCTGTGAGTGCTGCTCTGACAATCTACGCCCCTGTTCCCTAACAGTAGTATTCAACAAAGCTACTTCTGCTTCAATTTCTGCTGTTGATTTTCCTGCTAGTGCCGAACCTTCACCAAAAGGACTTTCAATACCTATTGGGGGGTTTGGCAAGTTCGATGTCTCCGGTTCCAAGGGGCTCTGATCTGATGGAAGTAGATCGTTCGTGTTCCCTGGCTCGCCCGGCTCTAAATCTTCTTCCTGCATCACCTGTGTAACTCTCATCCAATGATTCATCGTCTACTCCTTGCTCTCGACTATTTGAGAGATTAGAAACAATTTCAAAGACTTGCCTAAAGCCTTTTGCTTGATTTACAAATGCAAAGACAATGTTTGGATCAACTCCTTGTTCGCTCTGCATTTGAAGGCTAAAATAATGTTCTTCAAGATGGGCCTTGAACTGGTCCCATCCCTTGTGTTGGAACAGTTCCACCAAGTCTATTTGTTGTTTGTCCTGGGTTAACAGCTCCTTGTCCGTTTTGTCCACTTTCTGCTCCTGCTGATGGTTTTTCGACTAAGGTAAAGCGGTCAAGATCGGGAATGTTATATGTCTCTAGCAACCTACGAAGAGTCTCGTCACTAACCAAAAGCGCACGTTCAGCCATTTGCAAGAATGGAGTAGGATCTCCAACTGTTTCTGCAATCATCTGAGCATAACTTGTAGCTCTATCGTAATAGCTTGTCATTACCTGGAAAAGCTGGAGCCACTGGCCTTGTTCAACTTCCTTGTTTGTAATCGAATCTGTGACGTTTAACTCAACCAACGCGCCCTTACGAACTAACATCGGAGGCATGTTTAAAATCATTTCTACATACCCTGCTTCTTCTTCACTGTCTAACAACCAATGGACTTGCTGGTTACCAAACTTCTGCATGTTAGAAACAACGTCTACTCCAATTAGACTGAGCCACCTTTTAATATTTCTAAGAATAAGATCGAATCTTTTATTTCCTTCAGCAAGTCGGGTGAGATCTCCTGTGGCGGTTCCTGGAGTCCCTTCATGTGCTTGTCCAAGAACGACTTCATTAACCCCGGTGCGTTGTTCATAGAAATTAATCACCGCGTGTTCATTTGCATAAGAACTCGGATAAACTTCCGAGAGCTTGAACTCTTTAATATCCCTTGAAGGATCATCTACAAACCACATCTTTCCGGGAAAAATAGATTCCCCTGGACCATAGCCCATACCTTTTCGCAGGACCATTTGGGACATATTAGCCAACGTAGCGTTATCCAACCGCTGCCTGTGAATCGTCGTAGCTTCATTCTGAAACTGCTCGGCTTGTTTGCAAATCCCAATCCCAGGCCAAATTCCTTCTACATTAACACAAGATGCAATCCGATAAGGCCGGTGAAGATCTGGGTTCCAGTTATATCTTGCAGAAAGAAACGTACCACTTTCTCTGTGATAATCCACAACGATTTCTGAATCCCAACCAGAGCCGTCAATGTCTACAGATAACCAAAGCTCTCTGACCTTAAATATAGAAAACCACTGCGGCTCTGTGTTTGCATTCTTATTTACTTCTTCTTGAACACTCTTTCCTTCATACGAATCTGAATGTAAATTCTTTTCTGAATACCAATGTTTGATCTTTTCAATCTCACTAGCCCGCATCCTACCAGACTGAGCCATTTGCTTTAGCTGGCTCCAAGTGAACTCATGTGTCTCACCTACTATTGGTGCTGTCTGTGGGTCTAGTTCTGCCAACCGCATGATAAAGTTCCCAAGAGGAACCCGCGCAACAGTCGCGCCATTCTTTACTGTAGCATAAATAACCTGTTCTTCTTCTCCTGCAACTCCTGAAGACTGGACAGATCGTTTTGTTAGCTTCTCATACCCTGACTTACCAACTACGGTTCCAAGTTTAAGCAACTCAGGAATCGCATCAGAACAAAACTCATACATCTGTAATGATTCATTTGACTGCACTTCAGATTGCAAATAGCGTTCAAATGGCTTTGCAGCTTCAATCCATTCTTTTGCTTTAGGTCGAATGCTCCAAAAAGGTTCAACAGAAAACAACGTAGACATAAACCGAGCAAAGTGGGCTTCAACTGCAATTGCCGCTAGGGGAATTACAATATTAGCCGCACGCCTGAATGGAAAGTTCTTCTCTTCCGTAGCAGGAGTTGCCCAATACAGTGTTTGAAACCTACGCCAATCTGCTAAGATATCCTGACGCTCGATATAAAACCCATCAAGCTCTGCCTCAATCCACTGAGACAATCGCTTTTCGATTTCTTTGTCAAATTTAATCAACCGGGGCCAATTACCCTGAACAGACGGGGTAATAGGGTTTAACGCCACTCCCCCATCTATAGGAGCTTCACCCAAGAAAGCAGGGTCATTTAAATTCGCTTGATTACTTGCCATTTACTAGCCCCTATCTCTCCGAGTCTTGGTTCCAGCATGGATACCAAAAGCAACAGCACCCGCAAGAAGAGCAGAAGTCGAAGTTGGATCAAAAAGAGTTAGACTGGTCGGCAATGCAATATTAAGTGTTCCGCCAAGCCAGGTCAAACCAGCTGCTGTTCCCAAAGCACCCATCTGATGAAAAGGCGCGGGAAGACGATCAAAGACTTTTGAAACTTTCTTAATCCCACCATACAAAGGAACTGTAGCTTTCCCGATAATTATTGGTCCAAGAAAACTAAGGGCTGTCAGTAGAAAATCCATTACACTCTCCTAAACTCTGCGTTGAATGTCTTCTGAGATAACCTTCATGTGACCTTCTATTGAATCTATCGTAACTACTAACTTATCAGCGATTTTGACAAAAGAATCAATTGTCTCATGAGTCTCCTTCACTCGTTCGTTCATTTTATTAAAACGCTGAAATCCTTCAGAATCTTCTGTAGTAAGAGCTGCAGCTAAACTAACCAGTAACACTCGGTCTTCATCTGTAAATGAAACTTCACGTTCGTCTTCGGACTGTCCTGGCATTTTTCCCATCGCCTTTAAAACGTAAACAATAAGAAAAATAGCAGACCCTGCACCAATTACATAACCCGGTGTGCGTTCTATCACACCATCAGGAAGTTGCAGTGAGGCAATTGCAGCAATAAGAGGAACAGGTAGATCTAAAATCCTAATCATCCCTCAATACCCTGTGTCACGAGAGCGTTCTGTGTGTTCTTGCTCAACTGCATTAGCCTGACTCTCAACAGATTTCGGGCTAAGATCCCCAGACCAGAATTCTGGCCCTTGGGCTAATGCGTCTAAGAGATGTTTTGACTTACCCATCGGGAATTGATCGTATTCATCTTGAAAATCATGCATTCCCTCGGCAATATAAAACTGTCCTGCTGAAAAGAAGTGCGAAAGTCCCCGTATTCTACCTTCCTTATTCTTCTTTGATCCAGGCTTATATGGCCTAATTGGGGGGTAAATCTTCGTTCTAAGGGCCTTTTCTTCGATCCAATACTTGTAAATAGCAGAAAAATTCACTTCCTCAATCGCTATTACTTGAGGCCGGTACTTTAGATGGAGCCTAAATAACTCTTCAACATACTCTGGTGGAAGCAATCTCTTCTTAATTGTTTCTAGGAGAAAGATATTACTACGATCATCAATCCCTACGACACAAATCCCTGTTTCATCAGCTTCTAGGGTTTCACCCATCGAAGGATCTGTTAGAATATAAATAGATAGATCATGACGATAGCGTTTAAACGAAGAATCTCCTGTAAAAACAACAATATTGCCTTGGGCGTCTACATTATAAGTCTTTGAAGGCCAGATAAACTCATTCATCCCACTTTCCATAGGATTATTAGCGTACTGGGCCGCCCAGACTAAGCGATTCTTTCTTAAAACCGCTAATGTGTCTAACGGAAACACTTCTGGGAACACCGGCACTCCATCTTCAATCGCGCCTCGGGCATATACTTTCAAAAGCCCTTGTCCACACTTCTCAATATCCCTTTCCGATACACAACTCAGAACACTAGAGTCAATATCAATCCCATAGCGTTCCATTGCGTGGGAATAAACATCATTATACGCCCAACGCGTCCCGATTAAATCCCACCCGTCTAACGCTAGCTTTGTCAACAGCGAATTAACATTATCAAACCATGTCAAAGTCTTCTTCATCACTGTCGGGGAATCTCTTGCGTCTTCCCCAACCAAGTCATCGAGTTTAAGCCAATGAAAGTGATTCCCCTGTGCTGCACCACCTGCTCCAATGGTAGAAAAAGTCGCTTCCCTGTGTTGTTGGGTTCTAGGAAGTTCTAATTCCCATTTGTTCATTCTATGTGTGCGACGGGTAGGGATACACTCTGGAAACAGAGCCATTAACCCTGGCTTTCGCGTAAATGCTGCTGCAATCTCAAATAGAAACTTCGAAGCTGTCTCCCGGACTTCGTGACCTATCAATAGTTTCAAATTCGGGCCGTACGAATACGGCATCGCTTGGACATTTGCAATATTTGGCAGAGCCATCTGGATACCGTCTGCCACAGTACACACAGTAGACTTGTAATGGCCTCGTGCCATCAAAAGCATTCGATATTGACTTCCCCATTGGCTTTTAATCCAGTGTGTTAAATGTCCATGCAAACGCGGAGAAAGATCAACATACTCCAACGGACCATTGGCAAGAAAAAACAAATCAGTCTTGCATAGTTTACGAAGATATTCTAGATCCGTTGAAGAATGGTCTTTGTACTTTTCCTCAGCCGCACCTCTGGCTTTAGAAATTGCTTTTTCGTCAAAGAGGTGATCAAAATCTTCTTCAAGATCCGTCCTCACGCTACGACCTTAGCCTGTAGCACAGGGATTTCATTCCCATTATCTCGCTTGGCTTGGAGCGAAGCTGCTTCTGTGGATTTTGCAAGCGCGTCTGTGAATGCTTTTATTAAACCATTATCAAGTGGCTGTATAGGAGCTGATTCCGTGACCTGAGTACCCAAAAACCCAGTACCCTTTAACAACGACATTGAAATAGAATCCTGATGTTTTTTCGCGTCTGTTCCAGGAGGGAAATCTGGAAACTCAATTGTTTCTTTAATCCGTTCCACAGCATGAACTGAGAGATCTAGCAACTTCTCGTCAATATCATCTGCTAGTTGAACCCTAAACCTTGCCGCTGTGGCTCGGATAACAGCCTGAGCTTTGGGATCAGTCAAGACATTAGAAACATGTTGCTTTGTCTTTCCAATCTTTTCTGCAATAGCCTCATTCGACCATCGCATAATATGAAGCCCGACTACTTCCTCATGCCAAGGCTTCCAATTCTTTATTGGCGCGAGGGCGCGAGAACCCCCAGAAGCTGGTCCCTTTGGTCGTCCTCGCGCATTTGGCATTTTTTTACTTCAAACCCAGAATAGAAGCTAGCTTCTGCGAGTGCTTCACAGCGAGACTTCTTACTTGCTCCGTGGTAAACCCAATCCGTACAGGAACACCGATTCCCTTCAGAGCTTTCTTGAGCTTAGTAAAACTCATCTCATGAATCGCAGCTCCATAGCGTTGACGGGATGCTAGGTTAACTGACGCACGACCTGAACCTCCAGCAAAATTTGGCATTATCTTTCTCCTTCTGTTCCAGTGGGTGTAAGGGAAAGGTTTGGGAGATTGATATCCTTCAACACCTCCATCACATCCCCATTTTTAATCTCTGCAATTAGCTTACGTGTCTGAAGAATCTCAGGTCCGTTTTCATCAAGTTCAGCCAAAGAAACCGTGACTGCAATTTGAGAAAGAAAACTTAAGACAAATGCCTTTTGAGCTTCATTGTCATATATCATGTTATAACTCTTTCATTTTTATTTAAATAACTATTAGCTTAGGCCGATATTAGATTGAGTGTAACCAAAGCAGCGTGGATACCTGCAGCTGATACAGCTACTCCTGTAGGCTTGGCTGTTACTGCTTGTCCATAGAATCCGATGTTACCTGAAACCTGCAAGGTAGCGGCCATCTCCACATCACTCGTAAAGTTGACAAATCCCGTTTGTTTAATCCTAAAACGCTCCGCTATCACACCATTGAGAGCGGTATTGAAGCGCATCTGTCCGTCACGGGTTGAGTCCGTGGATTGCCATGTCCCAACTTTGTCCACGGTGATCGACCCTGCGTACCGCTCAATGCCGCCGTTGTCGGACATCGAAAATACCAACCCACCGTCAGTGCTCGCTGTCGTATCAGAATTCCAAAGTCTTAGTCCCTTTGATGCCGATGGTGCAGTGGTGGACGTATATTTGAATCGGCCCATGTCGGTATCGGCTGCGTCCTCGACAACCTCCAAGGCGTGACCAACCCCAGCACCTGCGCCCATTCCAACATTGCCCGCAACATCTAAAGTGCCTGGTACCGCTAATGCGCCAGCGTCGGAGAGTGTTAGTATATCAGCACTATTCCCAGAGTTAGCTACCGTAAATCCACCAGTACCTGTCTGGAACTTGAAGACGTTTGCGACAAGGCGAATCGTACCAACGCCAGCACCCGAAGTACCAGAAACGGTGAGTGTTGAACTAAATGCCCCAGTAGTAGCAGAGAGTGCGGCAGTTGCAGCACCACCGATTGTAACACCATCTAGTGTGCCGCCATTAATATCCACAGTTGTAACCACACCCAAATCAGACCATGTACCCGTAAGCGCACCTCCTCCGGTGGCATTAAGGGCGGTAAATGTTCCTGCTGCTGGAGTTGTCCCCCCGATCACAACTCCATCAATCTCCCCAGCTACCAATCTTGCAACACGATTCCCGCTCACTACCAAAGCGCACATAAGTTAATCTGCCTTGGTATAAGAAACAGTCAGCACCGCGTCCACAGCATCATCTCTTATCACTGAAAATTTCTCAATCTCATCTGTACTATCTAAATAAATCATATCACCATTAAACGCAATATGACCTACAAGCGTTGTCGATGACGTTCCATCAAGTCTAAACCTCACATTTGCGGCTTCAATCGAAATCATCGCGCCAGTCGCCCCAACATACTTCGCTGGATCTAAAACCTTTGCTATTGTACTCACAGTAATAACTTCAAAAAGATCCAGCCCTGTACTTTTTCTCCTACTCTGATCCCTTAACCGTCCTTGGGAATCAAGCAAAAGTTCAGCCCTTTGTCCATCTCCTGCCACATCTGGCGTTTCTTTAAAAAGTCCAAACATAATTTTCTATGCTCCCTGGTCGAAAACCCGTATAGGCTCCTGTACTATACTATACACACGCGTGGGGCGTAGGTTCCATGTGTCGAGGGGGTCGCCCGATCTTCTTCCCTCACTCTTCCTCACCCCCTTTTAAAAACCTTTTCCGGAAATTTTTTATCGACACACCGGACCCTTTAAAAATTTTCTTTGCGAAATAACGAGAGTGCTTGCTCTTGCGGATAAGCTGCGAATTGGGGTTAGGGGGTCGCCGTAACCCCATGTGGCACATAGACTTACAAGATTTAAAAGCGCGGATAAGCTGCTTTTTAAGGCAAAGTCAAAAAAAAAAAAAACTAGTTAAAATTGGCGGCGAAGCCGCCACCGCCAAAATAAAAAAAAAAAACAAAACCCCCCACAACAAACCGGGGGGATTTTTTTTAAGTTCTCCCCCTGT